CGGACATTTTAGCAACCTCTGACTCACGAATTACGTCATTTGCATCTTCCACATCTATCTCTGTTTTACTACGTTTAGTTACAGTAGAAGCTGCATCTTTTGCTTTTGCTTTCTTTGCAGTTTTTGTAAGACCTTTATCTACTTTATAAAGATCTATAACACGAACTACAGAGGCAGGATCATCTGAGTTTTCGTATAGTGCATCTTGTACCCATTTAGGTTGTTCATCAACCCAACTATGGAACTCATCTGATGCACGTAGATCATCAAAATCATCATGTGATTTACGTATTGCATTTTCTGCTTTAGCTCTTTGAGCTTCTGATTGTACTTTCTTCAAGTCTTTTAGTTCTTGATTAGCTTCGTCAAACTTCTTTTGAGCTATCTTTGCAGCAATAGTTTCTACGATACCTGCTACGTCTGGATATTCTTTAGACCACTCTTCTATATCTTCATCAGACTTAGGTGGAACAATAGCCTCTTTTTTTAATCGTGCTTCAAAAGCTTGAAACTTTTCGTCCCACTCTTTTTCTTTTTCTTGCATATGGCGTCTTAAATCACCATAACGTTTTTTAAACGATTTTTCTTCAGCAGATAGCGTTTCTTCTTTAACTTCTGTATCGGCCTTTTTCTCTTCGGGAGCTTCTTCTGGTTGCTGTTCTTCGTTGGTTGTTGTTTCTCCACGTGCTTCAGCTTCAAGTTTACGAATCTCCTCTTCTTCAGCTTTCATTCGTTGTTGTTTTTTCTCGTAGTTATAACCTCTATCAACAAATCCTGCTGTTTTTGGTGCTTCTACTGCTGTTAATTCAGGCATATTTTTCTCCTTTTTATGTTGGGGTCAGCCGAAGCTGAGTAGCCTTATAGTTATTTTTTCTTTTTGCCCTTGGCCATTAGACCGCCTTCTGATTTCTTAAAAAAACCTTTATATCCTGTTTTTTCTCTGATAGCTGCTGTAGCTTTTCTACTTGCTTCTGATTGAGCTTTTATTGCTTTATGACGTTCTATTCCTTTTTTACCTTTTGTAGCTTGAGTTGCTCTTACCCAGTCATCTACAGCAGCTTTAGCATCTGCATCTTTCTGTGCTTGAGTTTTTACTGGTGGAGCTTTTGGAGTTCCTGATTTTACAATTGTTTTACCAGTTGCAGGATCATAAACTGTTTCAGGTCTCGGTGGAGGTGCTCCTGTTGGTGTTACACCTGCTGCTTTTGTTCTTTCTCTAACTCTTGCAAAAGCTTCCTCTATACCCTCTGAACCTCTACCTTTAGGTCCAACCTTTTTAACAAATTGTTCAAATTCATCTGTGCCTTCTGCAAATATATTTTTACCAAATATATCTTTAGATTCTTTAAATAGAGCTACGTCTATATTATTTTCTACAATTTCTTTTGCTAGTTTATCACCGTTAATAAATTGTTCAGGCATATTTTTTAGTAGGATATCATTATCAACATATTGCTTCCAACGTTGTTCTAAGTCTTGCACTGCAGAAACTAGTTCAGGTCTAGACCCTGGAAAATCTGGATCGCCTCCGTTAGCTTTTAATATAATAATATTAGCTGCAGCTTGTGCTGCTGTTGTTCCATTCATAAATGCCCCTAATGCAGAGTCTGCACCAAACATAGGAGATTTTGTAAGTGAGTTCTTTGTTTGATCAACTAAATTATTAAGATCTTTATAATCAAACTTATCCATCCAACTACTTGGATCTGATCCTATCTTTTCTTTTATAGGATCATCTTTACCGCCTTTTACAGTGCTAGTGCCCTCACCTTCACCTGTACCAGTACCAGTGCCAGTGCCTGTCCCTGTTCCTGTTCCTGTAGTGCCAGGCATTGTAGTTGTGTAACCTTCAGCAAGTAGTTTATTATAACGATCTATGTCTGTTGGTAGAGTTAAGACAACTATCTCACCGTTAGGTCCATAAAGAGTTACGGTAGTAAAAGTTGGAGATTGAGTTGCTGCTGTGTTAATAGCACCAGTTGTAGCCACTTGAGTTCCAGCTGGTCCCAATACTGTCTGACCAGTTCTTTCAGATGGAAAGATTGTAGCACCTAATGGAAATCCTACAAAGCCTCTGTTTACTGCTGATTGACCTGTGTTAAGAAAATCTTGTTCAAGTCCACCAGTTTGATATCCTTGTATCTGACCACCTGCAGCCATATTCTGAACTGGCATCTGGTTTTGTACAGGGTTAGTAATGTCTACAATCGTATCTTTTTGATCGTCTATAGGAGCAGGTCTTGGTTGACTGTACAGTAACTGTTGTTGCATATAAGGATTCTGTACATCACCACCTTCAGCCATACCCATAACTTCTCGTATAGCTTGCATCTCTTGTGGAGATAACTCTTCGTCATTTACTGGACCACCTGCAGGGACAGGCTCCCCACCTATACGACCATTAGCTTCCATCTCAGCTAAACCCATCTTAGCTTGATCTCGTAGATCTTCAAAGAACTTGACACCGTAATATCTAACAACATCAGCAGGAACTACATACTCACCCTCAGATAACTGTGCAGGAATATCATCTCGTACTTCTTCTGCCATAGAACCTGAAGGTATTTCATTACCTGATACTGGATCTTTATTCATTCCATCATCTGTTAGACCACCTTCATCCATAAAAGCCATCTGCATCTGCTCTCCCACTGATCCACCTTTATTTAACCTTTTATAATACCAATAAGTTTCAAACTCTTCTCTTGTGGGATTTCTTTTTTCAATAAACTCTCGTACTTGATCCTCAGTATTCATACCCACAACAGGTTCGTTTGCTGTGCCTCTTTCAGCTATTGTTTGAAGGGCTTTATCAAAAGCAATTCTTTTTCCATCTTTAAATATAATAACAGGAATTTCTACTGGCGTTCCATCAAAATCATATTCTTCTTTATATACTCCAGCTTTACGTTCAGGTTTTTCCTGTGGTTTAACGTCAGGAAAAGGTCTAGTTTCTGGCTTTGGTTCTGGTCTCATTGTCATGCCCCCTTCGGCAAATGCTGGTTTATCTAGGTCAAATTTTTCTTTCATATCACTGATGTCTATTATTATACCTTTATCGCTAAATCTAATAGGATCGCTCCTGAGAAATTCTTTATCTTTTCGTAGAGGGACATCACTACGTTTACTGAAATCTGATATGCCATCTTTTACGTAAGGTAATGTTACATCTCTGTATACTTTTAAACCATACGCTTTTTCAAACTCAGGTAAAACTTTATTTAAAGATGTAACGTATGTATCATAAAGAGCATCATTTGGTTTTACTTCACCTGTGCTTGCATTATAACTTTTATTTTGTAAGGCATAAAAAAGTTGTCTTCCCTCGTATCTTTGATTAGATGCTATCCTATCAAAATTTGGTATAACAATTTTATTTACGCCACGTTTTTGTGCATCAAAAATAAGTCTTTGTATTGCTAGCTGTACAGCCTCTTTCCTATTTTTTATAGGAGGTTTTTGAAATGCCTCTGGAGTATCAAAAGATTTTCTGTTAAATATAGCTTGAAATTTAGCACCTTTTAATCCACCTTTACCAATCTCAGATTCGTCATAAAGTCTTACTGACGTTGCCTGATTTAATAAATTATTTAATTTAAGTTTAAATTGTTGAATGTACTTATCTGATGTTGGATCATTAAATTCTGATGGTGCTCTTAGACGTTCTTTTTCTACTATACTGTCTACAAAATTAGCTTGCACTTTATTTAGTTCGGCATCTCTACCAACAGCAGTAGAACTTCCACCTTTATTATGATAAATATCTAAAAGCTCAGTAATTTTTTCAAAGATTTCATCTTCATAGGGTTCAAAATTTACGCTTGAAAAGCGTTCCATAAAACTTTGATTTGTTTCACCAGGCTTAGTGAAACCTGAATCTACCCTCTCCTGAAATTCTTTATCAGTAATATGTCTTTTAGTTAAGGCATTTCTAACTACTTCTTTAGTAAAAGGTATTGACTTAAAAGTACGAAAACCTTTCATAAGATCTGATTGTATTTCGTCTACAAGAAAATAATTTTCGTCTGCAATTATATCTTCAAACTCTTCTAAACCTTTTGCAAAGTCTGAATCTAAATCTCTATTTTCTAGTGCAGGATAAGTTTCTCTAATGGCTGACTCATCAGTTACATCTATAGGTTCTATCTCAGTATAACGCACATGAGCTAAATCTTTTTGATCCATGTGCTGTCTTTCTTTAGGAGTAAAAGCTGGAACACGATTTGTTGGTCCTGCTTCAGCCATTATTTGCCTTTGATAAGTATCTACTACTTTTCCACCTGCAAATTTTCCTGAGTCTGGATTATAATTAAGATCTTGTCTTTGAATTACATCAAAAGAAACACTACCAAAATCTGGAGGATAGCTAACTAAAGGACTATCTTTATAATATCTATCTGCTAAGTCTTCAAACTCAGAGGGGTTAAATGTCTTACCCTTAAATTCAGAACTTTTAAAATATTCAGGTATATTTTTATTTGATATTCGTGGGTCTTTTTCTAGAGCATCAAGTATTCTAGCACCTTTCATAGGTTTATTACCAACTGATTTACTTAATTCTAATAGTGCTACCTTACCTACATTTTCTAATTCTGTTGTTACATTACCTGGATTTAATTTAGTAAGACTTCTTTGTGTAATGTATTCTGAAGTAAGAAGTTTTGAAACTTCACCTAAAGTATCTCCTTGATCTGTTTTTATATTTAAATCTAATGTTTTAAGATAATCCTTTAAAGACTCTTTTATACCATTAATTATATAAGAGTTATTATTGTTAATGTTAAATAAAGGATGAATTCCAGATTCCTCCATAGGTCGTCCAAACACTGCTTCAAATTTATATTTTGTTTGACCACCTATAACTTTTCCTGGATCTGTTTCAAATATTATTTGACCAGTAAGACCATCAACTCTACTAGTTCTAGGTGTAAGATCAGCGGTGAAAGAAGTTTCATCAACTAAATTATAATCTGGTTCATCATCTAAAAAAGGATTTTCTCGATTAGGATTTTTAGTTTGACTTCTGTAATTTCTAGGATCAGATACATAATGCCCTTTTAAAATTTCTGAGTCTCTTATAAAGTTTTTTAATTCATTATCAAGTAAATCTTCAACTCCTAGTTGCTCAAGACTATCTAGTGATCTTTGAGGAAGTAAAGTATCTGCATTAGATAAGCCAACTAAACGTGCTAACTGATCTATTGGTAATAAAGGTATAGCCTCTTTAATTTTTTTATCTATACTAGGAAGAAGTTCAGTTTGTACTTGATCAAAATAATCTGCTGTAACAGCATCTGATAAATTAGTTTGAGTTACTTGATCAGGTATATCTGGTCCCATTTGACCTCTTGCTATATCATTTACCTGTTGATCAGTAAAAGTAGGAACATTTTCTCGTGTTACATTTGGATCTCTTAAAATTGGTGCAGGAAATGTTGAATGTTGAGTAGAAAAATCCATCAACCCTTTTGTTATAGAGTCACCTGCTTCTTGTGCAACTCTAACTTTGTCATCATCATCTAAGAAAGGATTTTCTTGATCAATCTGTATGGGTCTATAAAAATTTACATCAACATTATTTAAATTAAGTTTTTTATCTGGAAAAGCTTCTGTAACTGATGTGGGTATTATTACATCAGAAATATCATCTGTATCAGAAAGTCCATATTTTTTCTTTACATCAACTAGTTTAAAAAGTTCATCTATATTTCCTTTAATTCTATCTGGATCAAAATCTATATCTTCAATATTTTCAAGATCCTCGGGACTACTTTTAGGAAACATTCCAGGAACATTCGCACCTACACCTGCAGTATCAGCTTTTTCTGTTGGTGTGCCTTTTAAAAACTCTTTGTCACCAGAGAGAATAGCTTTTGTTTGGCCTATAACATCTGCTTTAACTCCACTCGGAACTGCACCAACACCCATCTTAATTGCAGTGGTAGTACCTGCTGCCGCAGGAATAAGTTCAAGTGCAGTAAATGCATCACCTAACACAGCTTCTCTAGCTTGGTTTACTTGATCGTCAGTGGCTTGTTCGTAAGAAACGTTAAACATACGTTGAAGTCTTGTGTCTAGATCTTCAGAACCAAGACTTACCACACTGTTTTTAATCTCGTTTACTACTTGTTTAGTGGTCTCTACTGGTGCTTGTATAAACTCTTTAGCACCTTCATATATACCAACTGCTGCATCTTTTAAAAACTTAATCTCATCTTCATTAACAGCTTTACCAAGTTTTTCACCAAAAGATTCATACTCATTGTCTAAACCTAATATATTATCAACAATAAGTTCTCCATAGCTCAAACCTTTACTTGGTTCTGGTTTATATTTTTCAACCTCTTGATCTAGACCTTGAGGAGTAAAACCAAAAACTTGTTCCATCTGTTCTGTGGTACTAGCCATTAATGTCTTCCCGAAGTCTTAACATTGCTCTAAGCACACGTATTTCGCCCTGAGCACGATACAGTTCTTCTACTTCACTGATTTGCTCAAGACGTTTATGAACTTTATTTATTCTATTAATTATCTCTTCCAGAAACGGATTATACAACTCTGGATTGTTTACAAAAGGTTTTAAAGTATTATTCACTACTAGCTTCATTGTATCTGTTGTTGACCAGTATTACCTGAGAAGCCCTGTTCTCCTGGCTGAGGGGCTGTTCCTGTTCCTATGGTACCACCCCCACTACCTTGGGTATCCTGCACTTGTGCGCCAGCTGGTGCGCTCTGTGGGCTTTCTGGTGGTTTTACACCTGGTTGCTCAGGTGGTGGATTAGTCTCTCTAAACTGTCTTAGAATCTCAGCTTGGATCGCAGCCTCCGACATATTGTTTCCAACTTTATCTGGATCAAGATCCATTGACTTAGCAATCTCACGTACAATATAGTCCATACGTGCGAATGGAGCGAGTGCAGGGTTTGATACCACTTGCATAAATTGCATAAGACGTTGGCTACGTACTTCGTTAGCCATAAGACTTTCTGTACCACGAGCTTTTATCTCCAAGTCACCTTTAATTTCTTTATCAAAATCAAACTGCATATTAAAACCAAAGAAGGCTTTGCCTAATGGTGCTAGTAGGTAATCATCTATGTTTTTAACTACATTGCGGATAGAACCATTAGCAGCAGACATAAGCATGCTAATACCAGATGCCGTTCTACCCACACCCGAAACGCCAGTTTGACCATGCGCAAAAGAAGGAAAGCCAGTGCTTTCGTCAGCCAAAACCCTAGCTTTATCAAACATCTGCATATTTTCATTAGATACATTCGGGAACTTTGTTCCAAAGATAGCTTGACCAGGTGCCCCTCCTTGTCTCCTAAACACTTTTCCTGGATACACGGAGAGGTCTTGCCCTGGGACGAGATTAGTCTCGTCTACCTCAATCAATAGATTACCAGACAATGCTGCATTATCTACTGCCATTCGCATAAAGCCATTCATAAGTGTTTGTGTATCGTCCATATTTTCAGCAATACCTATACCAAAAATACTGTACGGATTCATTTCATAAGGTGCGACAAAATAAGGAATGTAAGCTGGGGTAAATGGATTCATTACAAGTCTTAATACTTGTCCATTACAAATCCAGATGTTTACACTTAGTTGATCTGCATCTTCTAAATCTTTAGGGATATCTACTCCCTGATTTTCTATTATTTCTCTATCTACAAAACCCCAGAACTCTAGAACTTCAAAACGTGCAGCTCTATCTTCTTCTGAGTTGTCTTCCATGATATGTTCCCACCACTCTTTACGATAACTTTCACCAAGTCGTAAAGCATTATCTACAGCATTTTCACGGAAGTATGGACGATTTTTTAAGCCACGTAGTTGAGAACGTGACATCTTGTGTCTTTCTATAATATACTCTGCTTCTTCCATCGTAGCTGCATCAGGGTCTGGATAGAAGTTCCAAATAGATACAGATGTAGTTTGGGGAATTGTTTTAAATTTAGGGGAGTAATTACCTTCTTCATCCCAGTTTGGATATTCTTTATCTACAGCAAACGGACCTTTCATAATCCCTGTACCAAAGAGTGCTGTTTCAAATGCAGCAGCACGTAGGTGTTTCTTTGCATGAGATTCTTCTAACTGATCATGTATTTTCTTTTCCATCTTTTTAGCTGCAACTTCTGCAGGATGAAACTGCACAGCTGATGGAGTTTTACCTGCACCTGATTTTACATCATCAATAACAGGTTCTAATACACCAGATAACGCACCGAGTCTTTCTCTAAACTCTGGTAACGTTTCTCCTGGAAGTAACTCAGCTAACTCTGGACTAACAGCTTTTCTTATCTCAGGGTTAGTTTCAAAGCTAACAGTATCTTCTACACCGTCTGGTAAAGTTGTAGGATCAATACTAATTGGAAATCTATTACCACCAAATAATACTTCTGCTATCTGACCATAAGCTGCAAGAACTTTTGTTTTAGTTACTTTTACAAATACACGAGATTTTTCTGATGAAGTAAATTGTACATTGGGTCCGTAGATACCACGATAGTTTCTATAAGCTTGAATCCAACGTTCTTCATCTAATTGCCTAGCTGTTTCAGACTTAGTGTATTTATCTTTAACAAACTGAACAATACGACCTGTAAGTGGATCTGAATAATCTTCTTCGGAAACATCCTCTATTGCAGAGGTTTCTTCCATATCCATGATCATTTCTTCAAAATCTTCTTCTGCCATTTTATTTCCTTAGTATCCAAATGTGGGATCTGATGCTTGAAAACCTGTGCGTTGTGCTGCAGGGTCAAAGTCAAATATGTTACTACGTGGTCTAGTCATTATACCGTATCTTAGTGCGTCATACAAGTGATCTTCTGCATGTGTGTTTACATCTTCTGGATTATTTTTATCGAGAGGTAAACCTGGTATTTGAGATATAGTATTTGTACAACTACTAAAAAATACTAATCTAGGTTCTTCTGTAAACTCATCTACCTGCAGTCTTCTGTGAACTTCATTTTTACCTGCAACACGAGAACCTTTTGATCTATCTGAAGGTCTCCACCTGCAACCTTTCATAATCATCTGTTCAGCTAAACTTGGACCTGTATCACCACGTTTATGCCAGAGTGATGAGTCAAGTACACCATAACGCATATTCTCACCTGACTCGTTTTCTATCTCTAGTATCATATCAGCTAAATCATTAGCTGTAACTTTTGATACATATAGTTCTCTATATACTACTAGTTGTTCAGAACCAGGAACTACAGTAAACCAAAGAACACCAGTATGAGAACCATAACCGTAATCGCAAGCTCTAAACTTAATCCAACTAGAAGGTATATCGTAAGGATCTATTACATGAACTTTTCTGTTAAACTCAGGAAAAGCTGCACCTTCGTTTATGTCCCAATCACCTTCAAGTAGTTGTCTACGTTGATGTTCAGGTAGTGAAAGAAGATTAGCTTCATATAAGCCATCATCTGCCAAGTACGGATTGTCGAAGAGGGTGGCAGGGATGAATCTACGTTTGAACAGAGGCTCACCCTCCCGACTATGACCTTTCGGCCACGATATCACCTCTCCATTTTCATCAGTAGCATAGAACGATTTATTAGGTGTTTGAGGATCAATAAACGTTCTTTTTACCCATTGATGACCTGGACCACCAGGGTTGCTAGTCGCTCTCATATACAGTGGCAAACCTGAAGCCCTTGTTGTACGGAGACGTGATCTCATATAGTTCCATGCATAAGGTGAAGGCCATTGTGTAAGTTCGTCAAAGCCAATCCAGTTAAAGGCTTGACCTTGGTATCTCATAACGTCATCCTCTCTGTCGAGGTAGGACATCCACAATGTAGCACCTGATGGAGCTACCCAAGTTTTATCTCTTTCCATAAACTTTATTCCAGGAATAGCTTTGGGATAAAGTTGTTTGCTTACTGATATAAGTTCTCTAAGCTCTTCTGTAGACCTACGAACAAGTAGCATTCGTGCATTTGGATTCCCCAAGTACCGCACTGGGTCTGCAACCATCGCATAAGACTTACCGCCACCTGCTGCTCCTCCATATAAAACTTCTTGTTCTGTTGCTGCTAAAAAGTCAGTTTGAGGTCCAACGTTAGGTTCAAAGATTACCTCTCTAGCTTTTTCAAAGTCTATCTCTTCAGGCTTTGGTTGGACTGGAGCTAACTCTTTCTCTGTAACCAATTCTTTGGGTTTCAAGCTTTTTCGCTTTTTGTAACGCTTCTTTGTACCTTTGGGCGAGGTAACGTTGAGTTGAAGCTTCGTTCTTACGTTGTTGCTCAATTTTTACTCTCTTGTATAAACCTACATGGGAAATATATCTTTTAGATTGAGTACTGAGCCAAGCTGCAACTTCTCTATAACTGTATTGCTTTAGAAACTTTTTAGCTTTTTCAAATAACTCTAGTTCTTCTGGAATTGGTAGTAGTATATCTTGATCATCAGGATCTTGCTTATACCCAAACGGTACATGAGTTCCAACTCTTACAACTGGCTTCCACTCATATTTACCACCTATCTCAATAGGCTTAGGTAACTTCCAAGTTTTATTCGTCTTCATCAGCTTTCTGCGGTAAAATAAATAATGGGTTAGCTGCAGATACTTCTACCTTTTCTGTTTTAATAAAACCACTACGATCTAAAACATCTTTAGCTGCAGCCATCTTTTCTTTATTACCTAAATCTGTAGGATTATTCATAACTTCAAACATTGAGTATGCAGCTTTTACAGCTGACGAAGAGATAAACTTTTTAGTTAGGTCTGCAATCTCTTCAGATAAAGACTCTGCAATTGCTTTTGAAGATACACCATCTGCATAACCTGCAAGTTTTCTAGCTGTAGCTAGATTACCTCCAGCTTCTTCAAATAGTACGTCTAAGAATTTTTGTTGTTTTTCTGTTAGATTTCTAGCCATATTTCACCATATATACTATAAAAGAAAGAATACCTATAAATAGTAAAAGAATAAAACCTGAAAGACCCCAAGTTATAATTGCTTCTTGTATCTCAGCTTTACGATATTCTTGATCTTTCTTTTGTTTACGTATTTTCCCTTCCGTAGCTACTAGTTCATCCCAAGCAGATGGCCCCATACTAAAACTAATCCAATCTTTTAGTTCTTTTCTCATAGCCTCTGCTTTTTTCTTAGCAGTAAATATTTCTAAAGCTTCAGCTTCAACAGATTGTCCATTAAGTGCTTTCCACCAAGGTGGATTTTTATTTTTCTGCTCTGCGTAGGACAGATCACTCATAGCACTTGCCCATTGAGTCAACTGTCCTGACATATCCTGCAGATCTTTACCTACTTGAAAGCCTTTCTTCAACGCATTGAACGCTACGGTAGCTCCACCGATGATTGTAACTGGGTCCACGAGCCTCCTCCCAAAGTACTCCTAGTATCATTAAAGAACTTATTGCGTTCTTCAAAGAGCTTTACCTGTAAGTATAACTCTTTCTATATCATGTCTGCCAATACCTAGATCTCGTAACTCCCTGTCAGTCATTTGGTAAAGTTGCATTCTTGCAATCTTACGTCTTGCTGATTCTGCTCTAGCTTCTATTAATCTGTCAAATAATCTTCTAAACATTTTCTACTCCTATGTTAGCCCTAACTGGGTAGGAGTAGTTATACTATATTTTAGTGTACTATACTACAGACAAAAATGCAATGCCGTTATGACTTTCCTGTAGCCTTTTTAACTATCTTAGTAGTCCAAGCTTCATTTACATCGGGGGTAGATGGATCATCACCTTTTAGAGTTCCATCTGCATTTCTAGCACGAACTTTTTTAGGTTCTGATTCAACATATTCGTTTTTTACAAACTCTAATACAACAGGATCTTTAGAGTGCCATTCTCCATGAACATACTCTGCTAAAACAGCACCATACTGATCTACTACTTTATCACCTTCTATTTTCATTTCTTACCTTTCTTTTTCTTTTTAGCTGCATCAGAAAAAGCCATAGGCTTTCCTTTATTTATTTTTTTAAGCACTTCATTTTTAGGAACAGAACCTATAAGAACTTCCATTTTTATACTACCGCTTGATGGACGTGTCTTTGGAAAAGGAGATGATCTAAGAGGTTTCTTTTTAGGTTTAATATCTTTAAGTGGCTTTTTAAGATCTTCTGCATATACAGCAGCCATCACTTTACCATCTTTATTTGTGTAGTAAAGTGACCCTGCTTTTTTAGCTGCAGCAATACTTTTATATTTACCTGCATTCTTTTTAGCTTCAGCAACAGTTAAACCTTTTGCCTTAAGTTGATTATTTAAATATTTACGTAATGTTACAGCCATTGTCTTTTCCTACTTATAAGTATTAGGGGCTTTTTTGATACCAGTGTTCATACCGCCAGAAGATTTTACCATTCCGCCTACGTTGTACATAGCAACCTTACCACCTTTAGTATATGCTTTCTTTTTCATACCACCTTTAGCATAACCTTTTTTAGCCATGCCGCCTTTTTTCATACCCTTTTTACTAGCTGCTGCAGATTTCATAGACTCAGTTTTATTACCATCTCTATCAAGATCTAAAAAATCTGGCTTTGCTGCTCCACCTGATGCATAACCTTTTTTCTTCATGCCACCCTTAGCGTAGCCCTTTTTCTTCATGCCGCCTTTGGCATAACCTTTCTTTTTCATCATGATTCTTCCTCACTATATAAATTGTTAAACACTCGTTGCGTATCCCATACATAGTCTACGTTTTCTTTCGAGTTATAAATATGTTGGTTAGGTTTAAAATCTGGTGCACCTTCTCCAGTTTCAAACCATGCAGGGTGAGTTACTCTCACTCTATTATTGGGCAACGCAACCATGTTACCTGTGTATTCTCCTGCATCTAACAACTCTAAAACGTGTGACTGCTTGTGTTGAGCAGGATCGTCTGCTACTTCGTTGTCAGTATAGTCTACTGTAAAGTAGTACTTTGCAGGATAGAACTCACCATCTACTTTGGCTATCCAAGGAGCAGGTGTAGCTCTTTCTAATTTATATACTGAGTGTGTATGCGACATACAATCCCAGGGTTGTGCTAAATATGGTGGTAGCTCTGTAGGCCATTCCTCTAGGGGGGTATCTGCCACGAGTGCTGTTAGAGGCATTCTTGCCCACATTGCACCACCATGTACATTTTCTGAGTCATCAAAGTCTGACTCACAACCTGTAAATATAACTTGAAAACTTAGAGTTCTGTTTGGCATGGTGGTTACACCAATTACCATAGCATGTAAGAACTCTCCATGATAATCTTC